AGCTGTTCCCGCAATACGTGATATTTCTACCACGTCCCCTTGCCGTCTTTCCGGCTGTCAGCTTAGAGGATTATTGGCCCTGTGAAGGAACCATTGCCTCCAATAATAAGCTGCTCAGGAACTGAGCGAGGTTCGGTCCAAACAGACCGAGCTAATGTGTAGAGCGATACTTTTGCGTAACCATCACTTCCCCTGACGATGTCAGGATCTGTTTGATCACGTTCCCCGGAACGCGTGTATACGCTGTATTGGGGATAGACCCAGTCACTTGCATAACGCTTCTTAAGGCGCTTAGGCTTCAGTGAATAGGTATCAAAGAACCCTCCCTCATAACCCCTCCTACGATATTTCCGGTTTGTCCGCAAGTCATAGGATCCGACCAAATGGCCGTCTCCATAGCCGTCAGGACCGAAAAGTCTCATAGTTGGGTCTGTACGACTCAACAAAAAGGCTGCAAGCTCTGGCTCGCAATTCCTCATTGCAAAGTTATGGAAGGAATACAGGGTCCGTTCGCACCACGGCTTTTTACCGTAGTACGGACGTATCGACTTCCCTTTAAACCAATCAGCACCACACGACTCCCTAAAAGGTCCCGACACAAATGACTTCTCGTTATTCACGAGAAAGCCAAGTGAGCTTAGAACCTTCGCAAGAAGCGGATACACTTGGGTGGGACATATGATGTCATCTCCAAATGTGCTGATATCGCCCTCGAGGTCCAACAGTTCGGCGCAGGCCTTCGTCAACGAGTAAAAGAGCAAGCTCTCCAACTCGAATGTGAAGCCGTTACCCATGCTGCTAAACTTCTCAAGTTCGACAACCTTCCGATTGTCCAGGATATCTCCGGTCCGAAGTTCCGCGAGGAACTCGAACCAGTTTTCTGGAAGAAGCAATCGGACTACCGACCAAGAAACGGTATCCGACGCGCTACTAAGATCCACGGTCGCCAAGTGGCCTCCAATGGACCCTTCACACGCTAGACCCTGATTTCGGGACTGGTCTGTAAGGTCAAGGTTAAACACGGAAAGCATGCGCCTTTTCATCAACTCACCAACTCCCTTTTGGACGAATCCATTAAGGGTCGGCTCGACAACGATAGGTCTCATACTCCTCGCGTCTTTTGGGACGAAGGCAAGTTTACCTGGGTGGACTTCAATCTCTGGGAATAGGACCATCTCCATTTCTGGATCTGGCTCTACTGCAGAACGTTTCTCAACGTGCTGCACCCAAGCCTCTTTAGAGAGGCCTGAATGAAACCAAGCCCACTGCGGCGCCTCTGCTAAAAGGCGGCCTACCACAGGTAACATGTCACGACTACACGCTAGTCTGGCATTTAACTTCGCGCGAGGCGAAGCAACTCTGCCTTTCACGTTTGAAGTGGCCCCGGGGCCAAAGGAGGCGCTTAAGTTACGAAACGACGGAACGGACCCAAGACAACCCTTGATTTTTCGTCTAGCGAGATGAATAACTCTCCAGACGTCAGTATCTAGCTGACAAGAATCTATGGTCCCGTTGGTCGTCAAGCACTTAGCCTCCATCTCCCAGAACTTTTCGACAGCACGCTTCTCGGGATTCAACCCAAGGTCAAGCCATTCCTGCTTTTGAAACAGAGCATGAACTTGCCTTGCAAGGGTCAAATCCCGAAGAGAGTAATCGAGAGTGTAATCGAACTGGTAATTCACCAGCTCAACGAACTTCCGATCACTCACGAGCTGAGTAAGGGCCTTAGTTAAAGGCCCACCTAGTTCCGAAAGTAGTCCGGAGACATCGGAGAGAAAGCTGATTGCTTCCTCGTCACTCCATTCACTAATCCAATCACGCATAAGGAGATCCTTAGGGGCTTTTTAACCCCTGATTAGTTTGTCACGCTTGGATCTGAGATTCCCTAGAAGGGGAACGATCCAGCAATGAAGGCCACAGGCATCGGTGCAGCCGAGCTTTTGAAAGCATCGGCCGCTGACGCCTGATCGAGTGTTCCCGTTGCAGTAGTGCTAGTCGCACCTTGCAAAAGGCCCACACCGATAGCGAGGGCATTGGCCCGATCCGAGATTGTCGACCGCTTCGAAGATATTCTTGTGTAGAACGTCTTCTCGTGGTAAGCAACCGCCGGAGCGGCCTGATAACCCGCGCTGGTCCCTGCAGTGCCGAGTGTCTCCATAACGGGGACATCCAACATCATGGTGGTCTTGCGATCACCGCTCTTTAGGACCTCCTCAGAAAGTTCAATCGTCGGCTGCCCCTCGAAAGGGACACCGGCTAACTGGGCTCGCCAAAGAGGCTTGGGAGTATCGGTAACAGGGACAAACGTGAGCTCGATTCGAGTTCCCGTCGTGTCGTCCTTTACCAGCAAGTTGGTCATTTCAGCCATGTAGCTGTCTCCAATTTAACAACATTATCCGTAAGGAGGATTCCCTACAGACGTTTACTTGAGGAAACGTTGATGAGCGAGTGATACCGCATTCCAAAACCGCCGTGAGGAGTTTAAGCCTCCGGCAGTAAATTTGGGAAACGGTACAGATGGCGGCGAACTGGAATACGTTCGCACCCTCATGGATCCGAGGAATGTGGCCGAAGGCTTTGGGCCTAAGGTTAAACCCCAAGAAGGACCCCAAGGTTCCATCTGAAGCCATTTGAAGTCTGGCTCCTGACGCTCAAACTTGATATAGTCTGTCACCAACCACCGCCCAAGGAGGTGCGGTATCTGGTTCAAGTTGGATAAGTAATCCCCGATGGGGAGGAACCAATCCACGACAAACGACCAAGGCGTAAGCTCCCATGCTATCGATAGTGGGTCATAAAGACCCAGCTGTCTAGGCACCGACATCTCTTCGTACATTTCGTACTGGATACGTCGACCAACTCGCCCTTTAAGAAGGCAAGAGTGGTTAACCGAAGTGCTGGCTTCGTAGTCAACACCCCGGGTTCCGGATGCGGTAAAAACCGACTTCCTGGGTCCATTAGAAACAGCTTCAAAAGCCTTCGAGGCTTCAAAGCTGCTCTGCAGGAGAGGAATCCATCCGTATTGGAGCTCTAACCAACGTCCCGAGACATCCGATGGTTTAAGTCGAGTGCCTCGGGGGCGGGCACCGAGCTGGCGAGACGCAGTGGAGAAGTCTCCACGACGCAGCGCCAACGCAGCCCGCCCTAGCTTACCGAGATTACCAGACAGCAAATTCACTGTTTGGTTCAATTGACCGAGCTCAACCCCTAGGTTAAAGTCATGCGACTTTATCTTCAGCAGGAGCTTTTTCAAGGCTTTCTGCTTCAAATCATCAGTAACTCTCAAAGAATCAGGTCCGTTCAAAATCGGTTGAAAATCGACCGTCGGAGCCTGAGAGTAGTCTACTGTGACCCAGGGTTGGGTTTTAACGAACAAGGTCAAAACGTACATATGTTGAGTAACTAAGGCTGAATCCGCTCTCATGGAATAGTCATTCCACTTGAGACGAGGTAGGCCTGCGTAGTCTTCATATTTTCCATCATTCCCGGACCAGGATTTACCCTGGTACACCCCCATTGCTAAGGGTGCTCCTCCGGGAGGAAATGGACCGTACGATCCGGTAGTCACTGCGGAACTATGATGTCTTTGGTGCCGACTGTTACATCGTTCACCTTATAACACCAACCCTCGGAGGAGGGATCAACACACAAGCAGAAGCCACCGTCTTTTAAATCGAGAGTCCCACTCCCCGTCGTAGCGCAACCGGATACCAACAGCAGTACAATTACTGTTGTTAACACTCCAAGAGTGTAATATCCGATCTTGAACGTGCGGAGAGGGGACTTAACTCGATCAAAGAAGGGGTGGACAGTATCCGCAAGTCGATCGCGCCTAAGCCTTTTAACCTCAGCCTGGAGTACCGCGAGCCGAATCGTGCGTGAAAGCACGGGATCGGTTTCGTAGAAACTCTTCGGTAGACGTGTAGGGGCCTTCGGTCTGATCTTCATGTTGATGCTCCAGTGATGGGCAGTCTAGAAATAGACCGTCGAGGGTAACAAACCCTCAAGTAGGCAGCAGCCGTTATTGGCTGC